ATTCTTTCATCAGTCACAGTTGCATTTACAAATTGTTTTTTGGTGGATTGTATAAAGTCAATCATGAAGTTTACATTATTCATGTTAGTCTCCTTGTATAAAGAGGGAACTTAATTGATCCCTCTTATTTTTTTACCAGAATTTCAGTTTCTTTACTACGTTTTTAGCACCATCTGAAATAGTATTTACAACAGTAGTTCCGGTATTCACTACAGTTGTTGCAGCTTGAGTAGTTACATTAGCAGTATCATTTGCTACATTTACTACTGCTACTTGTGCTGGTTTAGTATCAACACTGACACTAGTATTAACTTCAACACCCGCTAGTAATGCAACTTCACCACTTACACCAACGGTAGCAACACCATGATCCATAGTGGCACCGCCGCCGACTTCAGCACCTACTTGAACCCCTATACTAGCACCAGCGCCCGCACTGGCTCCATTACCATTACTGTCATATGCACTGGTTGTATTTTCTACACCAACACTTGCACCTGCGACAGCACCAGCATGACCCGCAACACCATCTTTACCAACTTGTACGTCAGCTCCAGCACTTGCTCCTGCCTCTGCTTTAACAGTTGTTTCATTTTTTACCGTAACATCACCAACTTGTTGACTAATGCTAGCACTCGCTTCTGCGCTTACACCCGCTTCAACACCGACTTGTGCATATGCATTACCATCTGTAAATCCTGCTTGAGCTCCTGCTGTCGCATGTGCTTCGGCACCTGCATGTGCTTCTACTGATGTGTCACCATAAGTTGCACTTGCTCCTGCTTCTGCACTTACACCTACTTCGGCAGATGCAGCAGCACTTGTATTAGTTATTTCTGTTCCTGCTGTCGCATGTGCTTCGGCACCTGCATGAGCTTCTAAATTAACTCCGCCGACCGTAGTTTCAGTAGTTACCTCTTTGTTTACACTTGCACTTGCTCGTGGATTAATATCCGTACCAGCTGTGAAGTCACTAGATGCTTTAGTTTTAAGACCTTTTTTATCTTTTTTTGTTTTATTTGCCATTATTTAATTTTTCCCAGTTGTATAAATGTAATAAGAAGAGGAGACATTCATCCCCTCTTCTATTTATAATTTACAGTGAAATTATTTTAAATCAGCAACTGCTGCTTGTGTTGCAGCAAGTTCTGGATCAGGAACTAAACCGTATGCAACAAGCGCTCCATTTGGTCCTGCCATTTCATCACTGACAAAAAATGCAATGTATTCTTTGAGGCCTGGGATTACTTGGAGGTGTGCATTCTTTACATAGAAATACAATGGGCGACTGATAGGATAATCACCACTTGCGATTGTTTCTACGTCTGGAAATATACCATTAATAGTTGCTACCTCAAGCTTGCTTGTATTGTTTTGATAAAAACTTAGGCCGAATACACCAAGCGCGGCTGGATTAGCATCTAGACGAGCAAGAGTTTCGGTATAGTCACCGTCAATATCAACTGCAGCGCCATCTGTGCGAGTTTTAGTGCAGGATTTCTTTTGGTCATCGTCTAATTTTTCAACTCCAAGAGCTGCTTTACACCCTTGTTCCATAACTTTAACATCAAATACTTCTCGTGTTCCATGTTTTGTTCCTGGAATAAATGCAAGAATTTTAGCATCCGGTAAAGCTGGATCAACTTCATTCCACCTTTGCGCAGTACTAGAAGCATGTAAAGCATTGTATAGTTGCAGTGGAGTTAAATCATCAATATTTAGTTTATCAATATTTGATGCAAATACAATTCCATCATACCCAATGCGAACTTCAGTAATTTTACCTACTTTTGCTTCACATGCAGCCCATTCTTCATCTTTCATCTTAGAAGAACTATTTGCAATATCTACCGTATTTTCACCGGTCCCTTCACATAGTTTCTTTCTACCTGCACCTGAACCACCCCCTTCGACAACCGGTGATGGAAATTCAAAGTTTTCTCCAAATGCTTCGGCAGCAATGGTTGCATAAGGTAGAACAGTTGATGAACCTGTTACTTGGATATTGTCTCTTGCAAATGCAGTAGACGCTGCTATAATTAATGCTGCACTTAGTATTACTGTTTTCATTCAATATCTCCATATTAAGAGGCCTGCATTTTGCTTCCCCTGTAGGACTAATTTATACTACAATTGTAACAGCCGTATAAATTCTATATTATAGTTTTGTAAAATTAATGAAGGCCCTTACGAGCCTTCACCTTTTCTTGTTGACGATGACACAAAGTTATAAAGTGCAGAAGCACGAGTTATGACTTCTTCTGGTGTATACATTGTAGGAGAGTTTTGTTCAACAAAATTATTTACTCCGCCAATGTCTGTAGTTCGCAATGTCTCAACTTGTTGATTGAATTTTTGCTCTTTCAAAAACATTTCTCTGTCTAGCATTTCTTGTGCCATTTTCAAAACATCAAGTCGAACTTCGAAGGGATTCTTATTATTCATCTTTTGATACTGAAGCAGTTCGTTCTTGGTCAGTAAAAGCAGTTGCCACATAAAGAGCTGCCACGCCGTCGTGGCCACTATATTCACCAGTCGCATAAGCTGATTTCATACGAGACGTCATAGCAGATGCAGAACGCATTGTGTTACCCATTGAAGCGGTATCATATTGCATAGTATTATTGGAATTGAAACCAAGTGCAGAACCTGCAGCAAATGCATTGATATTTGCACCGAGGAACATAAAGCCCCAGTTTTTACCTTCTGCTTTTTCCACCATTTGTTTGACTGTAGTATTATTGAAAGTTCTGGAAGCATTTTCTGCACCATCAGTCAAGATAGTGATAATGATAGAGTCACGATCTGCTTTCTTGTTTGCAGAAAGTTGACTATTGATCTGCATCATGACACCACCAATGGCATCATAAAGGTTTGTGGTACCTTGTGGATCATATGTTTTTTCATTAAGATCTTGAACTTCATCTACAGTAACACGACTGAAAACACTGTTGACAGACGAACCGTCAAATTTATAAAGGGAAACAAAGGTTGGAATCCCCGTCTCCACTGCGTCTTTCTTTTGTGCTTGTAGGTACTCGTTATAGCCAGAGATCGTTGCAGCACGACAGGACTGCATTGAGCCAGAATCGTCTAGAACAAAGATAATATGAGAGGTTTTTGTACCCGCGCGTTTCGGCTTGAACGCATCAGCAAGTGATACAGTTGGTTTTGAAACAGTAAGTGTTGTATGCGGGAGAATATTTACTTGTTGGTTTGGGAGTTTTGGAAAATTTACATATGTCATAATAGACCTTTCTATGTTGTGTGATGTGTGATGCAACTTTTCTGTTTCTAGGTAAGTTGCCAACCCACAGTACTTATGCTGCTAGAGCAAAAGCCTTAGGTGCGAAATTTTCATTTGCATTTCTTATTTTATTGCGTTAACCGAGCTTTCGCCGGGTAGCTCCATCCTGCCTAGTGCGCCTGTCGATCCTATTTATCGCCCAGCAAAGATACCGATCGTCTTGTTTACATAAACTTATCTCGCCATATGATAGCAATGCTTCATACATCCAAGGGTTCCATAAACTGACCGGTATCTGTGGTGGACGATTCGGGTACCGCCCCCGAGTCCAGAACGTGTTCAGTGAATATCATCACTACATAGTTATTTATTACATCTTTTTAAATATGCTTCTTCAAAATCATATTCATGTACACAATTTTCGTGATTACCCCAGATACGATCAAAGTAACCATTATATACACTCATGATTTCTTTTTCGCGCCAAGAGTCCGGGATAAGATGACCTTTCACAATCCAGAAGTATCTATTGGCTTCTTTTAATTCAACCTCTGTCATATCTTCTTTGTTTTTCTTCTTCTGAATCATGTCTAGGTTTATCAGCCATTTAATCCTCCAACAATTTTGGAGTATTTATCTATCCAAGAAGTTTATAATTTCTCGTAGTGAAATTGTAAAATTTGTTGAACTATACTTTCAAAGTTATCTAGATGTAACATATTAGGACCATCAGAAGGTGCATTATCAGGGTCGGGGTGTACTTCTAAAAAGAAATTAGAAACACCTATAGCGCTAGCAGCTCTACATAGACCTGGTACATAATTACGATTACCAGAACTTGAATCTCCAGCGCCACCAGGTCTTTGAACAGAATGTGTAGCATCAAATACGAGTTTAGTATTAAAATTATCTAATATGTATTGCATACCAGTAAAGTCAACTACTAGATTATTATAACCAAAACTAGTACCTCTTTCAGTTATCCAGACTTCTTTTGCAGATGCTGTTTTTGAAAGTATTCCTGAGATATCCCAAGGTGCCAGAAATTGACCTTTCTTGATATTTACTATTTTACCTGTTTCACAAGCAGCAAGTATTAAATCCGTTTGTCGACATAAAAATGCAGGTATTTGTATTACATCAACAGTATCTTTAATATAAGAAATATGATCTTGTTCATGAATATCTGTAACTATTTTAATATCTTGTAAATCTTGCTTTATTTTCTTAAAATCATCAATAGTCCTAGAAATACCTAGTCCTCTTTTACCATTTATACTTGTTCTATTTGCTTTATCAAAACTTGCTTTGAAATAATAATCTATATTGTACTTACGGCATATATCAGAACAATGTTTTGCTATTTCTAATGATTGTTTTAAACTTTCGTGTTGACAAGGTCCTGCTATAATAATCATTAATTTAAATTTCACTTCCTATACTTCGGCGGACAATATCATCATGATTAAATTCAGCCCAATATAATTCAAATGCAACACCATCTTCAAGTCCTTCAAATTGATGAATCTTGCCGGGTTTGACTTGTGTAAAATCACCTGGACCAAGAATAGTTTCATCAACCAAGCCTTTTTGATCAGCATCTTGCCATACACGAACTAGCATTTTACCAGATTCAACAAAGAATCCATTCCATTTAAATCTGTGTTCGTGTTCACTGCATTTAAATCCTGATTTAAATTCAATTCTATGAAACTCAAGAACACCGTTTGCGTGTATTAATTCGGTATTTCCCCAAATTTTTCCAGCTTTTATACCCATAAGAACCTCCATATAAAAATGAGAGGCTAACCATAGGCCTCTCACGGGTTTATTTATGGGAACCAAACCTTGTTATAGAATCAGAATTGAAGGGCAAGCTTAAGATTTAGATTGGTTTCATCTGCACCAGTATCAAAGCTATGTGCTACACTTGGTGTAAGTGCAATATTGTCACTAAGTGCGTAACGTGCGCCAGCTTCTACAGAACCACCTTCTTGTGTCCAATCGGTACTCGCATTCCAAGTATATGACACTTGACTGTAAGCAGAAAGTTTATCATTTACACGATAACCGACACCAACGGTAGGAGTGGCATCCCATGCACCTTCATTAGCGCCAGATGCAATGGTATATTCAGCTTCAGCGGTACCGTATACATTCAATTGGCCGAAATTTTTGGAAAGGCCATATGCTGCGGTGAGTGTAATATCTTCTGATTGGATACCATACTTTGCACCAAAAGTTAGATCAGCATCTGCACCCATTACGGAATATGGAAGTACGGTTACAGTAACTGAAAGATCATTAGCTTGACCAGCAGTCGAAGAAATTCCAAAAGTCATATTGTCGCGCTCAAGTACAAGATCGACGCTGTTATTTTCAAAATCGGCAGCAAATACAGCGGTAGAAGCTAGAACTAGCGCGGCGGTAAGGATAATAGTTTTCATTTTATTTCTCTCCATTGTTTATTTTCTTCACGTGTAATACCAAAGACATATTGATCTTTGAGATCACCTTCTTTTGTCATAAAGGATTTCGTGATAGTACCTTCATGTTTCCATCCGATTCTCTCGGAAACTTTTACCATAGATTTTAGTGGTGTGATACCATATAATTTCATTACCTTAGAATTATTAAAGATTAAATCAGTCAAGAATATACCTGCCTTTAGTGATTTTATAGGGCTATTGTTTTTTGCAAACATGTGTACTCTTGCAAGCCATTTTGTTTCCGGAACAATGTATAAGATAAAACCATCTTTTTCTAGAGGTAGTGATTTTCCACTCTTAATATCTTGTTCAATATCAACAAAAATATCATCTTTTGTTTTTTCGGGTGCTTGAAATATCCATGGGTCAATTTGCTCGTAAATAATTTGAGCAACTTCTTTATTCAAAATTGTATTATTCATTCTACTGTAATTCGTTGACCAATTTCAAAGATTCTATCGGTATTTACTCGATAATAGTTACCATCAACTTCATATGTTATTTGATAGTGGTGAAACATTCGAGTTTCTTGGGGAATTTCCACAAGTTCACACCGCCATTCATAGACATAATCTACAACAGCCCGGCGATTACGACCGGCAGTATCAGCACCAACAATTGCACCAAGAACAGTCATGGCATCTTTACCGTCACCTGATCCAAATTGATTTCCGATAGCACCACCAATAAGTGCACCCGCAAGAACATCTCCAGTCGAACCTTGTGTGTTTCCATAAATTGGAATTCGTTGTTCAAAACATTGTTCTTGAGTTTTATATGTATAGTCTGTGCTATATACGGCTTCTACATCAACTACAATACCTTGACGAGAATTATAACCATCTGCACAGGCGGTGGAAGCACCACACAAAATAGCTGTGGTAGCAAGAATGGTTTTGATCATTGTATAGCCTTTATTTCACCTATATGTACTATATATTACATTTTTAGAAAAAGTAAATAGTACATTTTAAATATAGAAGTAAGTGTTACAATAAAGCAACACTTACTTGTGTTGAAGATAGAACTGAACCACCTTCATGTCGATTTCATCAAGTTCAGGTGCGAACTTTGTGGTTCCGATAGACTCAATTTTACGAGATACCCGAGCAAGGGCATTCGAGATCTTGTCATTCGAGTGGGTGGCAGCCATATTGGACATGCCGTCGCAGAGAGACAGGAGCTTCATAGTTGTCATTTTCGGTTCCTTTATTCACCTTATAGAATCAGTATATACTATCCATCCGAATATGTCAACCATTAATTTACATTAAAATTGTTAACATAGTGATCTGCACCAAAACTTGCGCACCAAGCGTCAGGTTTCATCTTTGCTTCCACACCAGTCACTCCAAGAACATATCCTGCTGCCTGTGTAGCAACACAATTTGAACCATGCTTGGGATCAGTATTTACGTCGACGTGAATTTCGACATCAAATTCATCAATAAAAGGTGCGAGTTGATTGTAAAGTTCACAAGATTTGTAGACTTCATTCATCAGTCGTAATGAAGGACGATTCTTCTTTAAGTCATAGTCTGGTTCAATCGAACGGTATGTAAAGACTCTACAGCCCTTATTACCGTTCTTGTGGACGACACAAACACTTGCAAACTTTGCATACCAACGACCTTCTTTTCTAAAACGAACAGAGTCAGTACCAATGTAAATTTTTGTATCGGCAGTAAGACCATATAAAAGATTAACTAATTCTTCGATTTGTTTTTGTTTAAACATTGCGTCACCTCATTATCTCCCTTCAGTTATAATAGTGATTGATTTGCTACGCTGGCTCAATCACCAAAACCTCGATTGAGTCTCTACCGATAGGTGGAAACTTCGAATTTATTTATTACATAAAGCCGAATAGATCACTTTGATTTGCTACTTCCAAAATTATATCACAGTGACATGACTTTGGCGCACACCAGCAGATTAAATTTGTTCCTCGCAATTCATTCTTTGCTTGGTCTATTAACGGTTGGTTTGATAAAAACCATATTCGGTGCTTTTCTATAACTTCAGTTCTATTACCGTCTATTCCTGTCTTAAATGGATTTCCATACTTAGATGGTCTTCCACAATATACAGAACCTTCTAGTTTTGTACCAACTTCTCTTGCATTCAAAATTTTAGGTTGTAAATTCATGGAATGCTACAGGTCCTTGAACATCTTTGTAATATTCAGCTATCACCAACCGTCCATAGAAAACAACACCACAGTCAAGGTTGGTTCTATTTGGAGACTTCACGGGACCATGCTTACGTGGAGTGTGCCCGTGAGTCAAATAGAGTCCTTGTTTATTGTTAGGGAACTTCATCCAATCATCCATACGGGTCCAAACACATTTGCTAGAGACTTGATCTTCTGGGCTAATAGTATCATCATAGAATGCATGTGCAAAGACATTTTTATCTTCGATGTGACATATCTTTAAATTATACATCCACTCCATAATAGCCCGATCAATACCTTGACGGACGTGTTCATAAATCACAAATTCATCTTGTTTAAAGCCTGCAATATCTTTAGCAGCTCTAGGATCATAGAATGGTGTGCCATGAAAATAAGAATCAATGAACATTTCCTCGTGGTTTCCGAGTAATGTTACAAATTCCCAGCCTTCTGGTGGATTCATAATAGTTGTAATAACACCAAGATTATCTGGTCCACGGTCAATATAGTCACCGAGAAAGATAATCTTACCACCATTTGGATTTTGCTTGTAAACAAATGAAAGCGCATCTCTCAGAAGATCACTACAACCGTGAATATCTGGAAAGCAATAATAGCGCTGTTCATTCATAATTTACTCCTTGTTTGTTAGAATCAGTATATATTAACTATACTGAATTGTCAACTAGAAAATGGTGCCCCTGGCAGGATTCGAACCCACAACCTGCCGCTTCGAAGGCGGAAGCTCTATCCAGTTGAGCTACAGAGGCACTATTCTTAAATTACAATTACTTCAAGCGGTGGAAACCCATTAAATGCTACAGTGCTGTATGTAGTAGTATAAGCACCTGTATTATCAATGATGATTTTATCACCACATTTTAAGTTTTCTGATAATAGAACTTTATGTTCTTCATAAAGCACATCAGCACTATCACAGGTAGGTCCTGCAATAATGTATTCAATTTTCTCATCCGCATCTTTACCAGGAATAAAGAACCTATACTTGATAGCTTCCTTTTCTGTTTCTGCAAGACCAGAAAATCTTCCGATATTTAGATACAACCATCTTACTGGATCACCAGGTGTCTTTGTAGAGACTAGAAGTACTTCAGATGCAATAGATCCTAGATTTGCAACCATTCCACGACCTGGTTCGATCATCAGATATTTCAGTCCAGCAAACCGATCATAGATTTCTTTGTTTAGTGTTTCACAATATTCTACCGAATCTGTTATGTCAACCCCATAATAACTAGGGAAACCACCACCTGCATTTAATAGCCAAAGATCAAAGCCTTGTTCCTTGCTGTAATTCCAGATACTTTCAACAAAATCCAAAGTATCAAGCCACATATGAGGATGTCTAGTTTGACTTCCAACATGAAAACTTAAACCAGCAACTTCTAGACCAGCATCTCTTGCAGCTTCCATAACTTGAGGAACCATACTTGAACTGCAACCAAACTTGCGACTTAGAGGCCATTCTGCTTCAGTACTTCTGACAAGAACTCTGACAAAGACTTGAGAACCAGGTGCGTGTTCAGCAACCTTTTCTACTTCTTCTATAGAATCAACTGCGAATAGTTTGATACCTTTTGAATATGCATATTTAATGTCTTGAGGTCTTTTAACTGTATTACCGAAACTGATATTGGATGGAGATGCACCTGCTGTTAGGCACATGTCTATTTCACCTGCAGATGCTGCATCAAATTTTGAACCAAGACTATGCAATTTAGAAAGGATTTCTGGATGAGGATTTGCTTTCACTGCATAATGTACATGACACGAAGGCATTCCAGCTTTAAAACCGTTGTAATTAGTTTCTAAATTTTCAAGTGACATAATTAAAGTAGGACGATCAAAGTTATTATTTTTTATATAATCGTGTACTAAATTTTCCATCCAGTATTGGATTCCTTTCTTGATTAAATTAATGTGATAAATTTTTTAGCAGAGAGTTGACACATTGAAAAGACCTTTGATGAACTTACCAGTAGCTTTGGCCTCTTTGTAGAGAGCAGCTTTGGCGCCGCCTTTGCCATATTTTGGAAGTTGCGAGAATGGAAGTTGAACATCGACATGTCGCCCATTCAGGAGACCATGACAATAGGAAACATCCCATGCAGGAAACCCAGGATCTGAAAGAAGGCGGAGACGAGTGATTTCAAGACCAGGTTCGGTCCAATCAACTGTATCAACTCCGCCTTTTTGTTCATGTCGAGTATTATGATATGCAATACCGTTTACAAGTCCATTGACTTCGCCGACGGCAGGGCGTTCAGTAGTAGCAAAAGCAGTCATTTCAGTTCCTCATTCGGTTATAGTATTAATATAAACTGATTCGGGGTATTTGTCAACTGAAAGTTTAACGGGCGCTCTTGGCGCCCGTGTTATTATTCTGCAAATGCGGTTAGTTGCCACTGCATTTTTTCATGGAATTGGATTTGTGTCTCTAGTGTAGCAGAGATACCAATTTCATTCATAGAATCTGCCATGGCATGTGCTGATCTTAATTCATCCAATACAAGGCCATTATCAGATGCAAGTCTTACAAACATAAATCTTGGACTTGGGATTGCAATTTCATCTGAAATTATTGTAAGTTCAGAAAATCTTTTCAAAGAACCTGGTGCAAATGAACTCATTGTACGGATCAATTCTGCATAAACATCAACTGAATCGTGAACTGATTCATAATAACCAGCAAAGAAAGCATGATATTCACTAAAATTTGGTCCAGTGACATTCCAGTGATAATTATGTGCTTTAAGATAGAGTGAAAATGATGATGCAAGTATCATTTTTAGCTTTTCAACTAATTCAGTTTTATCCATTGTAGTCTCCATTATGAGGGTGATTGTTATGGGCTATTTATAATTAGATGGTTTCCCTGGAAGGAATCGAGCCTTCTCCTCCGTCGAGTCAGGACGGTGCACTGCCATTATACTACAGGGAAAAATAGACTAGTTTTGTTGTGTGTCTTGACGGGCCGCTTACTGGCGATCCACAATGAATGTGTTTTGGGTATTCCAGGGTTTCAGAATTTCGGCCTATAGTACAAACCCTTTTTATATAAATATAATTGTAGCTCGCGGATTTCTTGGCGGTCATCCCAACTACACTAGAAACATAAGGAGTTCCAGCATGATATATTTATACGTCAAAACACACAACAAAACTGGTCTAAAATATTTAGGCAAAACAATCAATGAAGATCCATACAAATATACGGGATCAGGTAAATATTGGTTGAGACATCTTAAAAAGTATGGTACTGATTACACTACGCAAATACTTCTAGTAACTGAAGATAAAGATGAGCTAAAACAAACTGGATTATTTTTTAGTAAAATTTGGAATATTGTTAAATCTAAAGAGTGGGCAAATTTAATGCCAGAATCTGGCAATGGCGGAAAACAAGAAAAACTTTTAAACGAAGGTAAACATAATTTTCAAAATTCTGAAGTTCAAAGAAAAATTCAATTAAATAGAGTTAAAAAAGGAACTCATAATTTACAATCTAAAAATAGAAATTCTACTAGAATAAGTAGAAAGGGTATTCCCCATCCTGTTACACTTCAGAGAAACCTTACCGATGATAATCCGTTTCGAGGTAACATTCCATGTATTGATAAAAATGGTAATTCAATAATGATTGAAAAAAGCTTTTATTATGCACAAAATGGAAATAAAGAAGATTGGAATTATGTTCATACAAAATCTAAAGAAGCAAAGAAAAGAAAATTATTAACTGCTACTACAAACCTTTTTTCGCTTTAATCTTTTGTGATAGTTCAACAATAAATAAACCCACGGGGTGCTTCATTGCTTCCTGCAGTTCAAAATACATCTTTGGACTCATACAGATAATTTCATATTTTTCTCTATCATCATCCCATTGTCTAATAAAAACTTGGTCGTCTGTTATCATAACCTGGACATCTTCATAATCGGCACCTTCGTCCATTATGGTTGTCACAGTTTCATCAAAGTCAAATTCGTTTGTAAACATCGAATATCTCCAAAGTTTGGCGGGGGCGGGGGAGTACGATTCCCATACCAGTATTAGTGGCACGATCCGCTTAGCAGGCGGTCCTAGAGCCCCTCTAGTTCTCACCCCCCAAATTAACCTTCAGATATATTTATCCTTTTACCAGGCAGCTCGATCTTTTCTTGTATATCCGCGGTCAAAAAACCACGCATCTTTTACTAAACTTTTAACCGCTGAAGCTGCTTCATCATATGTCTTATATGTGCCATATGGTTTACCAGCATAGATAATTTGAAACTTTTCAACAGTTGGTGCAAGAGTGCTGTAATACGACGTAATTTTGTAGTCGGATGCTTTACCCAATGTATTTCCTTTAGGTTATATTGTTTATCACTTATTTAGTATATACTACCACGTGGATATGTCAACATAAAAGTTTGAGGCAGGTGCGGTATCTCCACAAAGTGTGGTGCCCATGCTCCTTTTGCAGATTGGCCGATCTGCTCTGAACCTATGCCTACGGGTACCAATCCGGCGTATTCAGACTTTACTTACCTCAAATTTGGTGCTAGTGGTGAGAATTGAACTCACGACCTACTGTTTACGAGACAGTTGCACTACCTCTATGCTACACTAGCAAAAACTATAAATGGGCAGTTTTACTTCATGCCCAGGAATCTCGCTCCGACCACTTACTGATTTAAGAGCAGTAAGACTCTTTAGTCTACATCAACCCAAGCAGTGATAT